TTACGTCAGCCAGCATATCCGCACCAACAACCGCACAGGTTGGCTCTGCTACTGCTGGTCTAAGTGCTGATACTGTTGGTTGTTATGCTTTCTTGAAAGGCAAAACCCAATCATATGAGCAGGGCGGCCCTAACGGTACAGTGAGTGGCGGTAATATGTATTACTCAAACGCAGACTGGAATGCTAATACGTCTGGAACCAACCCTGGTTCAGGCACATGGCGGCGCATGGGTTATGTCTACTTTGGCCCAACACTATATCTAAGGATTTCATAAGATGACAATAGAGATCACCGAAGTACGAAACGCTCAGTCTATGAATGCTGAGAATACACAGTTTGAACTAGAGATTAACCACCCAGAATACGGATGGATACCCTACTCACTGACGCCTTGGGACACCGACATGACCATCGACAACACAGCCCTGTTGTCTCTCATCGGCACTGACTTTGCTCCATTCTCTCAGGCAGACCATGATGCACGTGTTGGTGAATTCGTCAGAGGCCAGCGTGACCTAAAGCTAAAACATGAAGTTGACCCTATCGTCACCAATCCATTACGCTGGGCAGAATTAACAGCTGAAAAACAAAACGAATGGGCTACATACAGAACTGATCTGTTAAACGTCCCGCAGCAGGAAGGCTTCCCCAATACAATCACTTGGCCTACTAAACCTGAATAAGACCTATGACGCAGCTAACACCCGAAGAACTAGAAAATATGATAGATCGTGCTGCAAAGCGCGGTGCTAAAGAGGCGTTAGCTGCTTTAGGTTTACATGATGAAGATGCGCACAAAGATATTATAGAAATGCGTAGTTTATTGGAAGCATATAGAGATACAAAGAAAAGCGTATGGACTACAATAGTACGCATTACAACAATTGCATTGCTATCATTTATAGCAGCGTCTGTGTGGATGCAGATAGGGAATAAATAATTATGGCTAAAAAGTTTGCAGGTTTTACACCCGATCAGGTAGGGAAGATTATCCCTGAAATGCAAGGTATGCAAGGCGATGAGCAGGCTAAGTTTTTAGCTTCTAATCCTGCTGCAACTGCCCGTCTAGGTCGTATGGCTGAAATGGCACAGAAAAGAATTAACATGGCATACGGTGGCTATGTTAAGCAGGGATATCAATCAGGTGGTCAGGTAGCTCTAGATGCTGCTCAAAAAGAGCTTGCTGATGCTCAAGCAGCACTACAAGAAGCTATGGCTGCATCACAAGCTAACCCTGAAGATGCGTCTTTATCTCAAGCGGTAGCTGCTGCACAAGCAAAGGTAAATGCAGCTAATGCTAAAGTTTCTTCTGCTCAATCAGCTATGGAAGCTACGGATATACCCAGCGCTACAGAAGTTAGAGATACTCTCGTAAATGATCCGAGTGGGTCAGTCACAACTGCTGATGTTGTAACAACTACAGATGAACAAAAAGATGCAGGTACTGTAGACCCAAGCGTAGGGCAGGTAGATGAAAAGCTAGAGGCAGATACAGCTACAGTAGATACTGTTGAAACGGCTGATCCTGTTAAAGAGGTTAAAGCAGAAACATACGAACCTCTAGATGTAGGTGCTGATGTAAATGCGATTATGAATCGCTTAGAGGCAGTTACTGGAAAAGTAGGCGCAGAGGCTTTAGTTGAAGCCCAAACAATGAGTCCAGAGGACTTAGCTCAGCTAGGCTTAAGTGCGGCACAGATTGCTAAGGCACAACAGGTAGAGAATGCTCCTACACGTGAACTAGATGACAGAGAACTTATTGAGGGTTCTACTGTTGATATGGATCGTGTAAAGAAAGAAACTAGCTTTGAGGCCGCTACTGGTGAACCTTCTACTAATGCTACAGTACAGGGCCAACTAGCGGGACTAATGGAAGACTTTGAGGGGTCAAGCCCTCCTGCGTGGGCTGCAGGTGCTATGCGATCAGCAGCAGCTAAAATGGCTGCACGTGGTATCAGCGCTTCCTCTATTGCAGGTCAAGCTATGGTTCAGGCCGCTATGGAGTCTGCAGTACCTATTGCACAATCTGATGCAGCTACCTTTGCTCGTTTTGAAGCACAGAACTTAAGCAACCGTCAACAGGCTGCAGTGTTCTCAGCAGAGCAACGCGCTAAGTTCCTTGGCTTAGAGTTTACCCAAGAGTTCCAAACACGTGTAGCTAATGCAGCTAAGATCAGTGATATTGCTAATATGAACTTTACTGCTGAACAGCAGGTAGCACTAGAGAATGCACGATTGGCACAATCAGTAGACCTAGCTAACCTACAAGCTGCTAACGCTAAAGTTCTAGCAGATGCAGCAGCTTTGACACAGTTAGATATGGCTAACTTGAATAACCGTCAGCAGGCACAGGTTCAAAACGCTAAAACGTTTCTGCAGATGGATTTGACAAATTTAGGTTTTCAGCAGCAGGATAAGATATTCAAAGCTCAAGGTATTGTGAATGCTTTATTATCAGATCAAGCAGCAGTTAATGCAGCTAAGCAATTTAACGCAGCTAGTGAAAACCAAACAAACCAGTTCTTCTCAAACCTAGCTGCACAGATACAGCAGTTTAATGCAGAACAAGTAAATAAAAATAATCAGTTTAATGCTGGGCAAACTAATGCTATGACTCAGTTTAATGTAGGTTTAGAATCACAGAGGCAGCAGTTTAATGCAGCAAACTCTTTGGTTATTGCACAGGCAAACGCTCAGTGGGCGCAAGCATACACGTTAGCAGATAATGCAGCTATTAATGCAGCAAATCGTGACGCTGCTATGTTCACAAATGAACTAACAATGGCAGGCTATAATAACATTTTACAATCTGAGCGCGATAGTATTAGTTACGCATTTAAAGCATATGAGAACATCCAACAACGTGAACTACAACTTCTTATTGAGGAGATGCGTAGAGATGTTGATTTAGCTAAAGCGCAGGCAAATATTGATGCTTCAAGAGGAGAGTCACGTGGTGCAATGGAAGCCATTGTACTAGAAAAGGTTTTGGATTGGCTTCCATTTTAATTAAGGAAAAGATAAATGGCAGGATTTTTTGAATCTGCACAAGATGTTTATAAAATGCAGACACAGGCTATTGAGTCTTTAGCTGACTCTCAAGAGGTGGTTGCAGATGGTATTATGTCTAATGCTGCAGAAGAAGAGGATGACGGTGTATTTGGTTCTCTTAAATCTTTTGTTAACGATATCAGAGCATCTCGTGAAAAGCGTAGACAAGAGGCTGCTGAAGAACCAGTTGTACCTCAAATAAAATCTAAACCTACTATTTCACAAGAACTTGTTGATGCATTTATGAATGAGACAAAGCTACGTTATCCAAATATGGTAGACAAGGCACCTAATAAGCCTCTAGATTTTAGTGATGCGGCTGTTGAAAAACAGGAAGCGCCTAAGCCTGAATATCAGCCAAATGAAAAGATAGGTAACGCCCGTACTGAAGAGCGTATGGGCTTAATGGGTCAGGACACAGTTAATGAAGAAACGATTACTACTACTGACAGCAGTACTAGCTCTGATACCCCTAGCCTTATGGAACCCCCAGCCAAAAAAGTAACTGGTCTAGAGATTGTTAATGGCTCACGTGCAGACTATGCCCCTACTGCAGACATGCCAAACATATCTCTAGATTTTAATTCTTTTAAAGGTGCTAAAGGTACAGAGGTTATCATACCAAATAATGCCACACCAGAAGTACGTGCTGCTGCAGAAAAGTTTAATCAGTTAGTTGTAGAATTTGCTGCTAAACATGGTTATGAGAATTATAAAAATCGTGGCGTAAAAACAAGAAGCGAAAATAAGCGTGGCGTGTCTAATACTATTCATTTAGAACCTTTCTTTACACAGGATGCAAAGATAGAAGCCATTATTAATGATAACATGGATGAGTTTGCACAGATTTATAAAACAGCATTTGAAGGTGTTACAGGACGCATGGTATTACCGCACGGTGTTAAAAACTCCAAAGGCATACAAGACAGAGGAGCTGTATCCAAAACATTTGGAGATGAGTACTCTTTTGGTGAAATGATTATCTCAAGATTGTTAGGTGAGTAATGTTTGGTTTACCCCTAGAACTAATCACAATGTTGTTCTCCACCGTCTTAGGTGGGATTATGTCTATTTGGGGGCAATCAATTAAAGCCAAACAAGCACAAAACGAAATGCTTATGCAACGTGCTAATTTTCAAAGAGAAGCTGTAGCTGATGCACGTGATGCAGGTAAGACAGACAAACACTTTGCATGGACACGTAGACTAATAGCTCTATCTGCTGTGTTCTCAATTATCGTATTGCCAAAGCTAGTCGCTGTATGGTATCCTGATGTTAGCGTTTACGTAGGATACACAGAGGTTCAAGGTGGCTTTATGAACTGGTTATTTGGACCAGAGGAAGCTGTGCAATGGAAAATGGCACGAGGCTTTGTTATTACCCCACTAGATACACACATTGTTTCTGCTATTGTGGGATTATACTTCGGCGCAGGATTTACTAAGTAGGTTATATTATGGACTCTAAAGACATTCAAGCACAGGCTTTTTCTGGCCCTGTTCCCGGTCAATCTCTTACAGATGAACCAGGTGCGTTCCCTTGGGAACAGCCGCCCATGTACAGTGAAGTAGATGACGTGCGAAATTATTATACTAAAAAGATTGCTGACGAAGAAGTTACTGATAACCTTTTGGATATGATGGATTTAGGCATTCCTATTAATGTTATTTCTGGCTCAATGCTAAGTAAAGGTATTATGGATGGTATCCACACCGTAGATGTTAAACTTATCCTACAGCCTCAGATTGGTGTATTGCTTAAGAACATGGCTGAAGAGGCAGGCATCTCATATAAAGAAACCATGAATGATTATATTGATGAAAAACCTGCTAAAGAACGTAAGAATAGAATGAAGTTAGCAGCTAAACTTTCCATTAGAAAATCTCAGCGTAATAAAGATGAAGGTGATATGCTTCAAGAGGTTGTAGCAGATGAGATCATGGAAGCGCCACAAGAACAAGAAGAGCCTAAGGGCTTAATGGCTAAGGAGTAAACACTATGTTAACAGGCGCATATAAAGCAGGTCGTGCTAAGGGTTTTACTGAAACATTCCTTGGTCGTATGGAAAAACGTGAAGAAGAACGTAGTAAATACGTCGATTTAGCTATTGATAGTGCAAAACGTACAGCACCTAAATATGCTGCTGGCGAAGCTAATGCAAAACAAATAGAAGATATGATGTACCAAATGGAAGAAGATTTTGGTATAACTAATGAAGAGTTTATTGGATTAGTACAAAACTACGATATTAATAAAGTTTATGAGAATGTCTATGCAGCTAAAGCTGTAATGGATAAGAATAATATTGCAGGGCAAATTGATAAGAGCTTAATCTTAGGTAGCCTTACTCTACCAGAGAAGATCAACTTAGGCAAAAATGTAGACCCAGCAAAAGCCCTACGTATGGTTTTAATGGGTATATCTGCCCACACTGACCCAAATAATAAATCAGAATCACATAGAACAGGTGCTATTGGTAAAGCTATCTCTGACGTATTTGCATTAAACCCACGCTTGTCTGCAGAAGACATGATTAAGGGTATGCAGATTGCAGGTGTTCCTATTGAGACACTACAACAGTATGAAGCATCTGGTGGTATTAAGCAAAAACCATTCCCACAATTAAAAGCATCTGGTCCTTTTCAAGGTGTTGAAATTGATTACACAACAGATAACTTTAATACTACAAAGAATCGTTTTGCTAATGCTTTTGCTCGTATGGGTACAAATGGTCAAGCATCCGATGTAATAGGACTAGGACAGCTTACACAAGAGCAGCTTGCAAATACTGTGTTTGGTGCAGGAAAAACAAAAGAACAGATTTATAAATTTGTTGACAATGCTGGACAAACAATGGCTCGTCTTGAAAAGGCTCTTATTGCTAAAGGTCTAAATGTAGGTTTTGCAAACCGTAATGTTCGCATGGATGTTATGGGTAGTATTGTGAGCCGCGTAGGTCGAAGGCTTGAAGACACACAAGAGTTTTTATCTATGGTAGAGAAAAGCCCTGCAATAGCTGAGCGTATTGTTGAGGTGTACGGTAATGACCAAATGATCACAGATGAAGAGCTTGAATATATTATGTCTGGTGAGCGTACAACTATTGATGATGGTGTACCTGTGGTAGAAGCTCCTGAGGGTGAAATGAAAGTAAAGCCTGAAGAGGCACCTTCTATTACTGAACAGACAGAAGAAGCACTTAAAGATTTTGATGTAACTCCAAATGAAGAGCAACAGCTAGCCGCTGATGAAATCCCCACAGTGGCTGATCCTGATGTACCATCTTTACGTGAAGGTCCAGAGGGTCTGACTATGTTCCCAGACGTAGTACCACTAAACATTCCTGAAGATGTTATTAGTGAGGACACACCCTTTACTGCAAACCTTCGTAAGATTGCTGCACAGAATGATATGACAATAGATGAAATGCTAGGCACACCTGGTGGTGGACCACGTGCATTAGCTCTTCAAGCTATGAAGGATGCTTGGAAGCCTCAGATGGAGAAATACACTAAGGCTGAATGGAAAGCTATGGACAGAGATGAACGCAGAGATCGTGGTCTTCCAGTTCGTCCTATTGATATGTGGGCTGCAGGCTCTAGCAACTTCAAAGATCAAACGCCTTGGTATGAAGCATTCTCTTCACGAGATCAGGTGCAAGCAGGTGACGCTGAGAGCCGCCTAGATGCTGAAGGTAATGTTAAGCCTGACGTTAAAGCTGCAGAGGACGAAGACCTATTTGAGGATATCAATTCTGCAATTCTTGAAGCTGCACTAGAGGATAAGCCTACATTCGCATCTATCTTTGAGGCACGTGCATACTCTGAGCAGTGGTTAAAAGAAAACATACCCGGTTATGAAGAGTGGATGACAGAAACAGGTTATTCAGTTGAGCGTGTTGCATTAGATATGTTCAATGAACTAAAAGCTGTAGATACACCAACTACAACACCCAGTAATGTAGATTCTGAGGCGGCAAGCTTAGCAGACGAACTATTACAGTAAGGAACGGCGATGTCTTATACATACTACACAGAAGAGAGTATGAAGGATAAGAAGCTGTCAGATTTAGAGAACAACAAAGAGTTCCTTACTGATGCTATTACCTTCCTTCGTAGTACTCGTAAAGGGTACACTGACGATGACATTCGTGCTGCAGGTAAAGAGCAAATTGTTTACGATATCCTAGAACATTTCCGCGTACAGAGTACAAATGAAATGACTATGGCTAAAGATTACTACTATCTTGAATCGCCAGAAACCTCAGATAAAGATAAGCAAGCTTTTGGGCGCTTGATGTATGCATTTGATCGCGCCAAGGGAGAGGGTTTACTTGATGGTGGTGGTGCTAAGATAAGGGACTACGCAGATGG